GCCTAGGAGATAGTCAACGGAGCAACCAAGGCAATCAGCAATTCGTTCAAATTTATCGGCAGATGGAATTCTACCGCTTTTTTCTAAATCATAAATGAAATTGCGGTTTATATTTGTGCTCTCTAACAAAGTTTTTACTGTTATACCGTTACTTTTGCATAAGGACTTTATTCTGTTAGATGTAATTAAGACGTCCAATAGAATCACCTCAAATTTGTGCAAAATATAGAAATACAGAAATATCTGTAAAATTCCTTGAAATACAGAAATTACTGTATTATAATACACTTGTAAACACGCTTGCAGACCCCCGGAACACATAGGGGAGAGAAAGGAGTTCAAAATGTCCGCGAATGTTGAGACGATGATGTATGTCCGCGAGGTGCCCTGGCACGGCCTGGGCACGATGGTGGCCGAAGCCCCCACCAGCAAGGAGGCGCTCCGGCTGGCGGGCCTGGACTGGAAGGTGGAGGGCCGCCCCATCTACGATGCTGACGGCCAGGAGATCCACGGCTTTGTGGCGAACACCCGGGACAGCGACGGCCAGGTACTGGGCGTTGTCACCAACAAGTATCGGGTGGTGCAGAATGAGGAAGCCTTCGCCTTCACTGACCACCTGATCGGCGGGGAGGTTCGCTACGAGACTGCCGGCTCCCTGCGGGGCGGCCGTCAGGTATGGCTCCTGGCCAGGATGCCGGCGGCCAAGGTGGCCGGGGATGAGGTGGAACCGTATCTGTGCTTCACCAATTCCCATGATTGCAGCAGCTCGGTCAAGGTGTGCATGACGCCGATCCGCGTCGTGTGCAACAACACGCTCAATCTGGCGCTCAACAGCGCCCGGAGGACCTGGTCAATGGTGCACACCGGCGACATCTCCCGCAAGATTCTGGAGGCCCAACAGACGCTGGAGCTAGCCGACCGCTACATGGTCGAGCTGGACGCGCAGGCCCAGCGCTATGCCAACACCACCGTCCGGGAGAGCTGGCTCAACGAGATGCTGGCCGAGTGGTTCCCCATCCAGGAGGACGACGGCGAACAGCGGCAGAAGAACATCCAGCGGATGCGGGACGAGTTCATGGTGGCCTACATGATGCCGGACATCAAGCAGTTCCGCGGCACGGCCTGGGGCGTCATCAACGCCGCCAGCGACATGCTGCACAATGAGCCCCGGCGGAAAACCGAGACCTACGACGCCAACAACTGGTCGCGGATCATGGTCGGGCACCCGCTCCTGGATATGGTGGTCAGCAGCTGCAGCGCACTCTGCAAATGAGGCTAAAGCCTGTGTGGTTGGCGTTCCTCATTGCCTTCTGGGCATTGGTCGTTCAGCTGCTCATTATCACTTGGCTGCTACTTCCAACGGCAAAAGCTGCATTCATCACTTGCCTGATTCTGGTTTCAGCAGTTGCTATCCTGGTGGTTTCCTGGCCTATGGTAATAGCTGCGTAATGCCACAGTAATTTGAGCAAGTAATTCAACACATTTCTTTTGGCCACTGACATCGGCAAAATCCATATACTGTTCCAAAAGAAGCATATCTTCGCGGATGCAATCATCTGGAACCGAATACATAGCCAAAGCCGAACGGGAACGAAACTCTGTCAACTCTGCTTCGCCATTATGCTGGATGCAGGCACCAACAGCAAGCATATAGCGCTCAAAGATTTCCTGCTCATGCTGTGATTTCTCTTTTTTTGCTGTGTTTGCATACTCAAGTTGTTTCATCTTAAAATCGTGTCTATTGTTCATGAAGGCAGTAATAGACGGAACAACCAGAGCACAAACAGCAAGACCTATTGAAAAACTCAACGTGGAATCGAATTTTAAGGGTGTAAATTCTATCATGAACTATCACTCAAACCTTTATGGGAGAGAATATGACGATTGTTCACATTATCGCCGCACTGGGCGGCATCGCAGCTCTTTGCACTTACACGATCTTCAAGGCCAGCGGAGCAGGGGCCGCAGGCATATATCTGGTATACGCTGTGGCCGTCTGCGTAACGCTCACCTTGTTTCTTGTGGCGAACTACACCTGATTACCGGTTCACCTCCGGCTTGTCGGTCCGCCCCAGCAGGTAGTCCACAGAACAGTCAAAGTAGTCAGCGACCAGGATAAGGGCATCTGCTGTTGGCTTGCTTCGCCCACTTTTCCAATCGCTGATATTCCCAGTCGATATACCCGTAGCTTCGGATAGCTTCTTCGAGGTGCCACGGGGGGCGAGCAATGTAAAAAGATTTTGCAAATTCAACAAAATACACCTCGCTCTTTGCAGCACTTTGACAAAATCTCGAAAATACGAATTTGCCACTTGTATATCTCGCAAATACGAGATATAATACACTCGTAAACACGAGCGTTTACAAGAGAGGGAAGTTAACAGTACCTACCATCCAGCGCGTCTCCGGCATCATCATGTGTTTGCAGCATAACGTTTCCTCCTTTCAATATAAAGGAGCTGCCAACGCCGGTCCATGCAGGGCAGGCTGGCCCGGCGGTCGTATAGCTTCAAGGTCCGACTTTCCATGATTGCATGAGCACTTCTTACAACTCACCCAAAACATGGAGACGCGCTGGATGGTGGGCACTGTATACAATACCCCTTATAATTCTATCTCAAAATCACACAAATGTAAACACATTTGCAAACCGAAAGGAGGAATAGATTTGCCCAGACATAAAGGATGTGGCCGCAGGGTTGAGATTCCTGCTTGGGCACGGCCGATCCGGCACGATATGGTGGACGCCAACATCACCATCACGGCGCTGGCCAGCGAGGTTGGCTACTCTCGGGCCTACATTGCGGACGTGATGAACGGCACCCGTATCAGCCCCGAGGCCCAGGAGAAGATCATCCTCTGGCACGAAAAGACTTTCCGTCAGCCTGATTCTAACACGAAGGAGGCCATTTGACATGGCAAAAGAATGCGACAATCCGTACAAAACTGCCAGAAAAGCGGCAGGTTTGACGCAGGAGCGGGCGGCGATGCTGCTGAATGTCTCAGTAGACAGCCTGCGGGATTATGAGGGCAACATCCGCCCGGTGCCCAATGACGTGGCGGCCGCCATGTGCGACGCTTACGATGCTCAGTACCTGGCGATTACCCACCTGCGTATGACCAGCATCGGCCGACAGGCCATCCCGGCTTTCCAGCTTCGGGACTTACCCGAAGCAGTCCTGAACCTGCTGAATGCAGTCCAGCAGTTCGTGGATAAGAACCCCACCATGATCTGCATCGCCGCCGATGGGGTAATATCCCCCAGCGAGCAGAGGGAGTGGGACAATATCATTCTTCTGGCGGACAACCTGCAGACCGCGCTCATGAGCGTGAAATTCGCAGTCGAAGGGAGGAACGAATGATGTGTAGCTTCAATGGCTGCTGGCGGAACGATGCCTGCATGGGTTATGCCGCGATTGCTCTTGGCCGTATGAATTTTGACCTGGAGACAATCCTGGCAGTGCTGCATGAGATGCACTTTGCGTTCGACGACACCAGCGTAGAAGAAGCCGCAGAGCACCTGACAAAGATTGGAGAAAACTCATGAGAAATGTATCCCTTGCCCGGCGGGCATCCATCCTGATCCTCAAATGTGCTTTTCTGGCGTCCGGCCTGCTCAGCATCTGGCTTATCTGTGGCGCCATTGAGACGCCGGAGCTGTGGTGGCTGTACGCTATGGCCGCATTTGGCGCCTTTTGCGGTGCTTGTCTGATGCTGGGCAATGCCCTGGAGGCAGAGGATCGTTTGGAGGCAGAGGCACACAAACGGGTTCCTGTCCCCAAAATCGAGCGTCACAGCACCCGGCATACTGTCAGATGAGGTGCAAACGATGCCACCGGAAGCTGAAAGATCCTGAGGCGGTTGCATCCGGCTATGGCCGAAAGTGCTACATCAAGGTTTTTGGGAAGCGACCCAAGGCAGAAAGTACAAAGCCCCAGCAGGGCAGGGCCGTCAGGATCGCAGTGTCTGGAAATGAACAGCTTCCCGGCCAGTTGTCGGTCTACGATTTGGAGCAAAAAGAAAGCGCCGGCCCGGACGGCCAGCGCGAAACGCTACAAAATGGATAAGAGCCTACCGTCCCCCGCAAGCTGTCGGCTAAAAGAGGAAAGGTAAGCTCCCACCATACACATCCATATTGTAGCACGAAAAAGGCGCTTTTGCAATATGGAAAGGAGGAATAAACGGAGATGTGAGGCAGCCAATTATAGAGCTGCCTCTCTTTGTAAGCAGAAAGGAGCAGACAATGGATAATAGCGTGCGTTTTCCCCACATGGGGACGGTGCAGGAGGCGGCAGAGGCCTCTGGCCTGGCCAAGAGCCACATTCGCAGGCTGCTGGCCGATGGGACGGTGCGCAGCGTCAGGGCGGGCCGGAGGATCCTGGTCAACCTGGACAGCCTTGCAAGATATCTGGATGCAGGTGATCCGCCGGAGCCGAAGGCGAGTTTGCCCGGCATCAGCCGGATCAAACAGTAAAGGAGTGCAATATGGAACCGAGAGTCAACATCAACGACCTGATCGTCGTGGAACAGTTGCCGATCATCGTGCAGCACCTGCGCGGGGTCAAGGCAAACGCCGAAAGGGAAGTGCAAGACGCCCTTTCGCTTGCCTGCACCGAAGAGACGGTGCAGATCGTAAAGAGGCGCCGCGCCGAGCTTAACAGCGCATTCAAAGACTTGGAAGCCCGGCGGAAAGCTGTCAAGAAAGAGGTCATGGCCCCCTATGATACCTTCGAGGCGGTCTACAAGGAATGTGTGACCGATGTCTTCGGCCCGGCGGACAAGCAGCTTGCCCAGAGGATCGCCGAGGTAGAGGATGGTCTCAAGCAGGACAAGGCCGCCAAAGTGGTTGCCTACTTCAGCGAGCTCCAGCGGGCCAACCCGGAGCTGGAATGGGTTAACTTTGAGGACATTGGTCTCAGTATTACACTGAGCGCAAGCCTCAAATCCCTGAAAGCCAGCGTGAAGAAGTACATGGACGATGTGGCCAAGGATATTGAGTGCATCCGGGGGATGGCCAATGGTCTTGAGGTGCTGGATGAGTATAAGCAGGTGCGCAACCTGGCTGTCGCCGTTGGAACGGTACACAAGCGTGAGATGCGGATCGCCGCCGAGCGCAACGCCGCAGCCCAGCGCGCGGAGCAGGCCGCAAGACAGGCGGAAGCCGTGGCGGCTGTGCAGGAGGTCGTGGCCGAGGAAACAGTCCTGCAGCCGCCCGCTGAGGTCGAGACAGAACCGGAAGAAGCTGCCCCGGCGGCGTCCGAACGCAAGTTCAGTGCAACATTCAAGGTTACCGATACAAAGCCCCGCCTTCGCGCTCTGAAGGCGTGGCTGGAGAAGGAGGGCTATCAGTATGAGTGCTAAGATGATGCCGCGGCGGAAACCCCGCTTTTCGGAGGCAATCAAAACCAAGGATTATCAGTCCCTGATCTACAACACACTGGGGGATCCCAACCGTTCCCGGCGGTTCATCGCCTCCATCACTTCGGCGGTGGCCGTCAATGCCCAGCTGCAGGAGTGCGACGCCGGATCCATCCTGGCCGGGTCGTTGCTGGGCGAGTCGCTGGGTCTGCAGCCTTCGCCGCAGTTGGGCCAGTACTACCTGGTGCCGTTTGACTGCAAGGTCAAGGGGCCGGACGGCAAAGCTGTCTACCAGACGGACGACAAGGGAAACAAGATCAAGGATTCCAGAGGCCGGTGGGTGCCCCTTACCGAGAAGAAAGCCCAGTTCGTGCTGGGATACCGAGGATATATCCAGCTTGCTATTCGTACTGGAGTGTACAAAAGCCTCAACGTCATGACAGTTCGCCAAGGGGAATATTTGGGCCGAGACCCCGGCACGGGAGACCCCAGATTCAAATTTGAAGAGGATGAAGACAAGGCCCTTCAGCTTCCGGTAATCGGTTACATGGCAGCTCTCGAAACCAAGGATGGTTTCCGCCATGCCATATATTGGAGCCGCCAGAAAATGATGCACCATGCGGATACCTATAGTCCCGCATTCAGCGCCGAAGCCTACCAGCGTTTGCAAGAAGGCAAAGTCCCTGCAAGCGAGATGTGGAAATATAGCTCATTCTGGTACAAAGAATTTGATGCTATGGGGCAGAAGACCATGCTTCGTCAGCTCCTTTCCAAGTGGAGCCCACTGACCACTGACGTTACAGATGCTTTTGAGCATGACGGCCACGTTATGGAGGTCTCTCCGGACGGCAAGAGTATCCTGCCGGAGATGTTGGCCCCGGATGAGCCTGAGCCGGCCGCACCGCCCCAGATCGAGAACACCCCCAAAAGCATCGAGATCCCCCGGCCCGAAA